GGGTGGAAAAGGTATCAAAGATTTAGGAGATGCAAATGTCGCATAGCGAGCCGAGAACGACTCTAATGTCTGAGTCTGAGTTGCTCCATTTTTTGAATAAGATTGCGATGGACCCTGCAGGACTCAAGTTTTTAAGATGGCTTTGCCATGAGGTTTGCACTTATCACGACACCAGCGCCACGCTTGAATTAGGCAAGAGTTCAACGAATGCTTGCTTGTTCAATGAAGGTCGCAAGGATGTCTGGCGAAGTATTCGACCTTACCTGGCAATGGACAATCTTGGAAAGGTGGATGGATTCGACGTGCTTAGTCAGCATGACCGGATTTTGCAAACAGTGATAGAGGAGAAACCTCACGAGTATGAGGATGACGAGGAGTAAGAGATGGAAAACGGTAGTTTAGTTACAGAAGTCAATGATTCACAGAGTGTAGATTTAGGTAGCCTTCCGACACCGGCTGCGGCACCTGAATTAAATGACATGCAAAAGTTATTTACTGAGCGCTTTAAAGATAATGAAGTGATGCAGCAGTTTGCTACTCATGAAGATCCTTTTAAGGCGATTGCTGAGAAAATAGCAACACCGGCTGCACCCGCTGGCGGTTTGAAAGTACCGACTGCTGAATCGACACCAGAAGAAATTGCAGCGTTTAGAGAAGCTATAGGTGCGCCTGCTGACAAAACGGGCTACAAGTATGAGCTTCCGAAAATCGAAGACGAGGCGATCAAGAGGCTGATACCAGAAGGGATGCCCACACCGTTTGCAGACGCTTTTGCTGAGATTGCATCAAAACATAATTTGCCTGCTGCAGCTTGGACCGATTTGACTGCTGCATATAATCAGTTGTTGATTGAAGATGCGAAAGCGTTAAATGAGTATACTCAAAAATCACATGTCGCCATTCAGGAAAACTGGAATAAGGCTCACGGTGCTAATGGACCAAAAGTCTCGCAAGTGTTTCAAAAGTATTTTGCATCCGCTAATGAGGCTGAGTCTCAAGTACTTTCCACTTTGACTGCTGAGCAAGTAGCGGCTTTGGGAAGTGTTGTCTATAAGCGAGACAAGATGATGATGTCTGAGGATACCATCGATACTTCTAAGATGGGTTCGACCACGATGACCGATGCTGAATATGTTTTGAAGCGCTCGAAGCTTATGAGTGATAAAGCGAAGCTCGATAATTCTGGTCAAGCATGGAGTCCAGAAGCTGCGTCTATCAAGGCTCAACTTGAACAATTGAAAGACCAGTTTTCCAATCAAAGAAAATAAGGTGTTGACACTCGAAGGCTGTCTACTGTATAACGTAGTAGATAGCCTTTGATCTTCAGGCGTTTACGGAAGAAAAACCATTCCCTAACAGCTTGAGGACTTATTGATGGCTGAAGCATATACTACTCTACAGAGTCAGCGGATTCTCGATTTCACAGCAGATGTGCATTCGATTACTCAAGAGCGAATGTCGTTCTTGACACCGTATGTGATTCCAAAAGATTTCGACGGCAAGTATCTGCGCTGGATTCGTTCTGGTCAGATGGCTCGCCCAGTTAAAAAGACACAAAAGTTCCAGGACGCGAATCTGACTGATTTCTCCTGGGATACTCGCTGGGCTTCCAAGGCTCGTTACTTCCACGTTTTGGGCATTGACTCCCAGGATGAGGACGAGATTGGCAGAAGCCTTGCACCTGAAATGATTCAGGCTGCAGTTGACTCGATGATGAGGGAAATCGACAAGCAGATTTATGCTGCTGTTGAAGCTACCATCCGAGTTGGTGCAGACCCTGTATCTGGCACCGACTTGACTGCCACCGATGACGGTGTTGTAGTCCTTGATGCTACCACTGCTTTCGGACTTGATACTATCGGCACACTTCGCAAGAACTACGACGATAGTGGTGTTACCGGTGATATCGGTCGGGTTCCTGGCGCTGGTGGTGTTCCAAATGATTTCTTGCTCCTGATTGGTGGAGCTGAGAAAGAGGATTTACTCGCAGAGACTCAGTTGACTTCGGTCGACTATGTCGATACCAAGCCTCTGGTCGATGGCAACATTAACCGCGTGCATGGTATCAACCTGTTGATGTACGCCTCTAGTGTTCAAGACCCCTTGATGGCTCCTGTAAGCGGTGAGCGTAGATTGCTCTCACTGGCTCGTGGCGGTCTAGTGATGGGCTTGACTCCTCCTAAAGTTGAAATGCAGCCAAGACCTGACAAGTTGGAAACCATGCAAGCCGTGCTTTCCTTCCACCTTGCTGTACTTCGTACCGAAGGCAAGAGAAACCAAATCGTTAGAGTCACAGCATAGGAGTTGATGCAAAATGGCTGTTATAAATGAAAAGGCAAAAGTCATCGAATATCCACAAGGACCATTGTTCGGTGGTGCCGGAGAAAAAGTCATTCAAAAGGTTGTCGACGTTGCTGCTGGTGACGATGATGGCTCTGAATGGCTAATTGGTGAAATTCCTGGCGAAGCAATTATCACCGGCATAGCTGTACTTAACACAGCTATTACAGGTGGTACTGTTTACGACTTAGGGATTGCCGACCAAAGTGGCAACGTCTTGTCGGGCAACAAGCTCTTCGATGACGTAGACATGTCCAATGCTCGTACATCTTTTACTCAAGTTCCTTTCGCCGCCGGCGCAGCTAATTGTGCAAAATCAATTGCTGAGCTTGTGTCGCACGTGAATAAGGTAGTGCTTGGTAATGGCGAAGTCGCTGCAAAAGCAATATACCGATTGATATTGAAAGGTGTCACGGCTGGTGCTGCTGGAACAATCGTAATACAAGTCAGATACAGGGATAGCATCTAATGAATATCAGAGTTTTTCTCACCGCACTATCTGCTCTCCTCCTACTCTCAGGACCAGCGACAGCCGCGCCGATAGAGTCTCTCGACACGTTCCACGTGAAGACTGGCAAAGTTGGTATGCGTGCTGATTCGCTGGAACTGAGGAGCGCGTCGAGTGTTTATCTCTACCTGCTCAAGGGGGCTGGGTCACTAGCTGCGAATCGAACGATTACATTGCCCGACTCAGGTGCCAATGCTTCGTTCGTTATGTCCGAAGGCGCACAGACTATCAATGGTGTTAAAACCTTTGGCTCTCCTCCTGTAATTACTGGTGGTTTAACCGCCGCCAATATTCAGACAGGCAGCGCTAAGCGTGAAATACTCATTGCTAAGATGTGCCCTGCTGGTGGTGCTGCAGCTTCTAACTCAACGGTCTACTTCCAGAATGTATATCCTGGCAGAGCTGGAACTGTGAAGCGAATCACATACGGTACTAACGTAGACCCAGTCTCAGGCACCAATACAATCAAGGTGCTTAAGAATGGAGCTGCAGGAAACACAATGTTGAGCACTGCTTCGGTATCGCTTAATGGTGCGACTGCAAACGTCGGACAGAATGCGACTTTAACTGCGACAAGCGCCGATTTAGTGCTGACTGCTACAGGCTCAATCTATTGTGAGTATTCTGCTGGGACTCAAGGCGCTGGTGCCAAAGATGTCACTGCTGTGATTGAGTTCGAGCCCGATGATTTTTGAGTTGTGTCCGATATACTTCTAGTGTAAGATAAAGGGAGCTGAAAAGTTCCCTTTATCTTTTGGAGTTCCTTATAGCAGACTTGAGTTTAGATAGAACGGAGAACTCGGGACCTTACGCGCCTTGGAATTGCAAATTTACGACAAAGCAAATGCAAAAAAGGAATAGTCGAGCGAAGCGTTATGAGTACAAGGGCGAAAGTTTGATGTTGGTGGAATTGATTGAAAAGTATTCTCCATCTCTTAAGTTGCCTACTGTGTGGGCAAGACTTAATCGTGGCGAAGCGATTGATGAGGCTTTGCGTCCCTTAGAGGCATAGCTCTTTCTGTTGTGATATCGGAGCTCTTATACTATACTGCGTAGTATGAGCAGCAAAATCGTTATTATGAATCGGGCTTTGGGGTGGCTGGGTCAGCCGCCTATCAATAATCCGACTACTCCTGAGAGCACTTCAGGCAAGGCGATAGCTGATATTTTTGACCCGATACGCCGAAAGGTCATTTCCAAATATTATTGGAATTTTGCCGAAGTCACTAGAGATACTCAATATCTCGGCGCGTCAGAATCGACCTTTGCCGATGATTACTTGTATCCGCCTGATTGTCTAAAGCTAATCAGACCTATCACGGATGACGGTTGCAAGATTCAAAAGTGGCGCTCTGCTTATAACACGCAGCACCAGTGTCGAGTTATTCAGGTGGACAATAATGCGAAAGCCACGCTGAAAATCATTTTCAACTATGACCAGAAAAATTTAGGTATTTGGTCGCCAGGCGCTCTTGAAGTTTTGGGTCTTGAGTTGGCTCTTGCTGCGGCTAACTCAATCCTTGGCAAAGAGAATAGCATGGTGGCAACGCTCAATGACTTGCTGACAGAAGAGTTGAAAGACGCTGTAGGTGTGGACTTCCAAGAACAGCCTTATGCTGTTGAAGAAGTCTATGAAGTAGAGCGTGCTCGCAGAGGTTTGGGTAGTTACGACGATGAGCCTGACGGCATACGGGTAATCTGGTAATGGCTACAGGCAACCTGGCGATAATGAATTTCACGGGCGGAGAAGTATCCCCGCTTATTTATGGGCGCAATGATCTTGAATTGCAAAAGCGTGCGCTTGAGTGGCAGCGCAATATGTACTCGCTTGCTGAAGGTGGAAGCCGGTTTAGAAACGGTTGGTTCAATGTTCACAACACCAAGAATCATGGCTTGGCGAGGTTGATACCATTCGAGTTCAATAATCAGGATACTTACCTGCTTGCGCTGCACGACAAGTTTATGCGGCTCATTCGCAATGATGGACCAATAGTCGAAGCGGCTAAGAATATCTCTGCAGCGACAAAGGCGAATCCTTGTCAGCTCACGATAACAGCGCACGGGTACTCAGTTGGTGACGAGATATTTGTCGACGATGTCGTCGGCATGACTGAGCTGAATGACCAGTTTTTTAAAGTCAAGACTGTAGTTGATGCGAATAACATCACGCTGCAGGACACGCTTGGCGATGATGTCAGCTCGGTTAACTTCACCGCCTATGTCTCTGGTGGTACAGCCAAGAGGATTTTTCAAGTCGCAATGCCCTTTGCCTATGATGACTTGGAGCTGGTGCACTACACACAGAACTCGGACACGATTCTGACAGCTAGACATCGTTATCCGCCAT